AGAGGCGCAGGAAAACGCATCAGAGCCAGGCTGGCAACAAGCCAGACTATCGTAAACGGTCAGGAATTATCAGTGACTACAGACGGGTATCTTGCAGCTGCGACAATCAATGGGGTCGTTGCGGTGAACGAAGCAGGAACAGATGAATCAGTAAGCACTGGAAACACTGACGTTATAGCCGATGCAGCGCAGTCCGTGGCTACAACGAGCGCGACAGCCGCTATCTGGGTCATAACGAGGAAGTGAAATCATGACAGGTGGAAACGCACTCCTTACTCACCTCAAGGATCTGTTTGATCCGACTATTATTCCGGTACTGACTGCTCAGTCGGTCGGTAGACAGCTCATGCCAATCAATCCAGACCTCTCAGGTCAGGGGCTCGGTGTCCTCACCGTCGAGACGCTGCGTTATGTAGCTCGTAGTGGCGCGATCACAAACTACGACATCCAGAAAGACATCGAGGACACTATTGACATCGAGAGTCTTCAGGTTCGTGTTCCTGTCCAGCAAGATATGGTGCGTATCAAGTACCGTGATTGGCTGGCATATCAGAAGAAGAAAATTCCGATTGAGGCAGACATCAGTACCGATATGACTGCAAAAATCGCACGCGAACAGGACAAAATCATTGCAGATGGGTGGAAACCGCAGGGTACAAATTACCTTATCAAAGGGATGTATCAGGTGGCTGGAAACTCGGTTACCGGGGCAGATTCTGGCACATATGGAAACGTCAAATCTGCGGTCGTGGCTGCAATTTCAAAACTCAAGACAAGTGGCGTCTATTCACGTGGATACAACCTTTCGATTGCCTCTTTAAACCATGCCGAGCTCATGGACTCTGAAAACGACACCGGGAAAGAAGAAGCCCCTGCTATACTGAAGATTCTCAACTCTTCAGCCCCCAATGGATCACAACCAGGCCAGATCTATGAAATCCCTGATCTCGCAGCCGGAACCGCAATGGTTAGCCCGGTAGCTTCCCAGGAGAACCTCAGATTCTTCGACATCATTGAACTTCAGGTCCCAGAAAACGACCTCTGGTATGATGGTGGCAGACCGAAGGGTGACATCATGATGGAACAGGTAGGTGCTCTGGTTCCACGGTTCAAACACCTTGATCCGGACACGCTGACCGACCCATGTGTCTGTAAGATTACCAGCCTTGGAACAAGCTAAGCGGTGATCGGAATGGTCCTGTGTTCTGTTGCCGAAGTTCGTGCTGAATTCAGCCCAAGGTCCCTCTCAGACGAGGAGATCTCAACCATAATAACCCATAAATCGCGGGCTGTAGCAACACAGACAGGAGGAAGTGCAGAAGCAAATGACAATGATCTCCTGAACCTTGCCTGTGTCCACCTATCAGCAGCTGCTACCCTTCGCAAAGCAAGGGAAAAGGGGGAACTTGCAGCAAGAGTAAAAATTGGAAACAGCGAGCAGCAGAACACAATTGACCAGGATATCCAGTATCACGAAACTGAAGCCGCGAAGTACATGAAAAAGTACAGGCACTCAGGAAAATTCAGCATGCCTTACGGACGTGTTGGTATCGGAACCGTAAACAGAGAGGGCTGAACATGATAGGCTCTCTACAGCTTGGAATGATTCATAACTGCAACATACTGAGGAGTACCCAGGACCAGAAACTCAGCTTCGTATCCGGATCCACAGCCTTCGCGGAAGGGGATCTCCTGGCAGGGGAAGTATCTGAAGCTTCGGGAACAATCAAGGAAACTGTCCTCGAGTCGGGATCCTGGACAACTGGAAATGCTGCGGGTTATCTGATCCTCTCTAACGTTTCCGGAACTTTCCAGGCAGGAGAAACAATTCACGATGAACATCTAGGAGCCTCACTCACCTCCGGACCAGTGGAACCTGTAACAAATGGAGTGGGGACTCCTCAGCTCACAACAACCTCCACACCCAGCTCATGCAGGTTCTCTCAGGCTTCCAGGTCTGGAGGCATTCAATCTCTCGAAAGTGGGGATTACATCGTTTCTGAGCCTCTTCTATTTCTCCCAAAAGAAGCCGTGATCCAAGAAGGAGATATTGTCACAAGCAATGTCCGTGGATACACAGGTCCATACAAGGTCGTGTACGTCGGAACCCTGTACGAACTTTTCCCGAATGCAAGCGGCGAATACGAGATAGATCATCTCGAGGTTGAACTGAAAGCTGTGAAAAAACGCGGCTGATCTTGGGGGCAAAAATGGTAGAATGTGGTACAGTGACCCATGAGCAGTGTGAGAAGTACAGAGAAAAGCTTAGGGGTGAGGTACAAGGTTGCATATTTCAGGAAAGGGAAGACAGGAAAGAAGATCAGGATAGACTTGAAAAAGGAATGGAGCGGCTTGAGAACAGAATGGAACGGATGAATTCAAAACTTTCAGCTGTTGTTCTCGAGCTTTTAGTAGGGCTGATTCTTGGAGTCATTGCTTTCCTTCTAGGGAGGACTTGAATGGCTGACATGTTCCGGGTTGAGGTCAAAGGCATCAAAGAACTGCAGGCGAAGTTCCGGCAAATCGACAAAGAAATGCAGGCTATGTTATCACAGGCCACCTCAGCTGGAGCAGCAGTCGTTGTTCGGGAAGCTAAGATCAACGTAGGCAAAGGTCATCCAGATTTTCCTGAAGTAATCACAGGTGCTACGAGGCGTAACATCAGAGAAGTCAGGAAAGAAACCTCTCCTGGCAGATGTGTTTCTCAGGTGGGTGGTACTCTGAGCCACATGATGAGGCTAGAAAAGGGCTTCATGGATACAGACCGGTTGGGTCGTAGATACCATCAGCAGCCGAGACCTTTCTTGCGTCCTGCCCTGGATGAGAATGAAAAAGAGATCAATGCAGCGTTTGAAACGAAGATCAGACAGATTCTTGTGAGGCACAAATGAAGATCATAGATGAAGCCATCCGGACGATCCTGACGAGCAATGCAGCTGTCAAGAGTTTTGTAGGCTCCGAGATCCATCCATTCAAGCTTCCTCTTAACTGCACTCTTCCGGCTCTCTCAATTCACAAACCATCGAACCCTCGCAAACAAATTACAGGTTCCCCGAGATTCCAGATTTCGTGCTGGGCAGAAGATTACCTGCAGGTTCAGCAACTCTCTCAGGTCGTTGAGGCTGCCTTGGAAGGATTCTCCGGGATTGTTTCAGGCATTGAAATTATCCGAATTATCCCTATCGAAGCTCCGGACCAGTATGAGGACTTACCCGGAGTGTATCATATTCCGTGTGACTTTAAGGTAATTTACAGGAAGTGAAAAACAAATGGTCAACTACCAGACAACTGTTCAGAAGTCGAATACGATCCGCTTCGGTAACGCGAAAATCGAAGTAGGTGAAAACGTAGACAGCCTCGTAAACCTCGGGGCGGTGACGGGCGTTGAATTCACTGAAGGATTCGAGGCTGTTGTGTTCAATCCGAGTAACGCTCCAGAGATTCAGGGACCTGTGATAAACCACACCGCGACTGTGAAGGTTGAGATGTGGGAAGTGGATCTTGAGAACCTCGCTCTGATTAGAGGTGGAATGGATCTTCTTACTGTAGTTGAAGGAACTCCTGTTTCGGTTGAAAACGAAGCCCATACCCTAACCGGAACCGGGCTGGTCAGGCTGAACCACAAAATGGGTGACGGCTCAGAAGTTGAGTCTATCGTTGTCACAGATGCTTCTGGGAATGCAGCTGTCCGGAATACAGATTACGTGGTCGCCGTGGATGCATCCGGGTTTACCTGTATCGGCAGGGTAGCCGCTTCTACTGCTATTACTTCTGGAGAAGGAATTCTTGTTGACTATTCTTATACCCCCAATGCTTCCGTGAAGCTGTCCACTGGTGGTCTCAACACCATTAACCCGCGTGTGGTCCGGCTGACCAATACCAACGCAGCCGGGAAGGAATTCAGGATCACTGTCTATGCAGCAAAGAACCAGGGAGGTCTGGAGCTATCTCTGCCTGACGATGACGGAGACGAACCAATGAAACCGCCAATCGAACTCAGAGGTATTATAGATCCAACCAGGATTGCGGGCGATCAGTTGTTCGAGATCTACGACGAACAGGGGGTCTAAGACTGACTGACCTTCTTGACCATTTTGAAATTCTCGAACCTCCGAAAAGGACTGCCGACCTTAGAGGCGAGATCATTGACCTTTCGTTTATCCCGGCTAGGACAACCCTCAAATTCATTGCGTTCTCGAAAAAACATGGTGTGACGAAGCTGGAGAACGTCACAGAGGAAAACCTTGACATGTCAGTCCTTGATGACATGCTTGAAATCGTAGCTACGATTTGCCAGCATTCAAATCAAAAAATCACAAAGGATTGGCTTCTTGACAATATCCCGGCTAACAAACTGTTAGGTTTTGTCAAGTTTGTTTTCTCCGGTATGACTCAGCTTAAAGACGAAGGGGAAGCCGGAGGCGAAGACGGAAAAAACTCTCCATCTGGGACATAATTTCTCAACTCGGAGAGATGTATGCCTGGGCGACAAAGGACTACCTGCTTGATGAAATGACCCTCGACCAGATCATAATGTATTATCGGAAAGGATGGGAAGCTCGGAAGTTGTCAGCTCAGGTATTCTGGGGAGTCCTCGGAGAAATCATGCAGGGCAAAGATCCTGCTGAAGCCGTGAAATCCAGTGGTGTTTCAGGGCTGGAGAAATTCAAAGAGGCACATCCAGAAGGCCAAAGCGAGAACGGAGCTTGGAAAGTTTCCAGGTAATCAAAAACTGTTCCGACTAAAACACGGTCAAAAAACGAGTAACTTTATAATAAAACGGTGGAAAAATGAGTGCTGGCGAACTGGTTGTTTCCATTATCGGAGATATGAAAGAACTGTCCCGTGTCTTCTCTCAAGTTCAGACTGAAGTTGGGAAAGTGGGAAAACAGTTCGAGACGATGGGGAAATCACTCAGTTCAGCCGGAACCAGTATGGCAGCCGGGATAACTGCTCCGATCCTCGCTATTGCCGGTACTGGTGCTCTCCTGGTTAATTGGGCTAATGATGTTGGAAAATCTCAGGGACAGGTAAAGGCTTCCCTCGGACTTACAGCAGAAGAAGCAAATAAACTTACAGACGCAGCAATGAACGTCTGGAAAAACGGCTTCGGGGACTCAATAGACGCGGTTAATCAGGTTATTGTTTCTGTCCGGCAAAACATGGGTGACCTCGCCGGCCAAGAACTTGAATCAGTCGCTTCTGGAGCAATCACAATATCTGAACTGTTCGGGGATGATGTCAACGAAGTAACCGCAGCAGCAGGCGTTCTGATGCGGAACTTCGGGATAGATGGACAGCACGCCCTAGACATCATCACAACAGGCTATCAGCAAGGCGGGGATTTTTCAAAAGAACTCCTGGATACCCTCCGGGAATATGCTCCGCAGTTTCAGGCCATGGGTGTTTCTGCAGACGAGTTTCTAGCTATTCTGATCTCGGGTGCAGAGGCGGGAGCTTGGAACCTTGACAAAGTAGCTGACGCAGTCAAAGAGTTCAATATTCGTGCCCAGGACGGTTCAGATCTTACAATAAGCGGGTTCGCAGCTATCGGTTTAAGTGCGGATGAGATGTCCCAGAAAATAGCAGCCGGTGGGGACTCTGCAAAAGAGGCTTTTATTGCTACTGTTGCCGGGCTTATGGCTATCGAAGACCCGGTAAAACGTAATATAGCCGGGGTTGCCCTGTTTGGGACTCAATGGGAGGACGTAAAAGCTCAGGTAATTGATGCCACAGCCTCCGGGATACAAAACGTCCAGGACGTTGCAGGCGCGACGGATAAGGCTGCTAAAGACGTTGCCGATTCGAATCCGATGCTCGCGCTCACGGAAGCCGCACGGGATCTTCAGGCCGACCTGCTTCCGATTATACAAGGGCAGATAATTCCACTTATCACACAGGATCTGCTCCCGATCCTGACAGGAACACTGATTCCTTTCATCGAGAATGTCGCATTGCCTGCTATATCTGCATTTGTAGAAGGATTTGCAGCGCTGCCTGAACCAGTCCAATTGGGAGCAATTGCGTTCACAGCATTCATCGCTGCACTCGGTCCGATCCTCATGCTTGTAGGTGCGGTAGTGTCCTCAATCGGAACTCTCGCTACTGCTGTAGGCACTGGTGGAGTACTGGCCACAGCTTTTGCCTCTGCCAAACTCGCTATTACTGGATTCCTGACAACCCTCTCAGGCTTAGCTCTCCCCATTGCAGCTATCATTGCAGTGGTTGCAGCTCTGGCTCTTGCATGGAAAAATAACTGGTTTGACATTCAGGGTAAGGCTAAGGCGGTATGGGACTGGCTACAGAAACAGATGGCAGTCCTGGTCAACCGGCTTGAGTATTATTATCACGCTCTTGTAATGGCTATTAGCGCCGCCGACCTTGAGGATAAATGGAATACCATCAAGAACAGACTTGAGTATTACTATCATGCTCTTGTGATGGGGGCAAGCCTGCTTTACAGTGACCTTAAAAGATACTGGGGTCAGCTTGTAGAAGCGTTAGAACCTGCCCGTCAGAACTTCAGCCGTATTTGGGATAGCATACAAGTCATTTGGGAGACTTTCAAAACTACATTTATAGGTAGTATGAAAACCCTGTATACGGAAGTTAGGAAAGCCCTTGATCCTCTATTCGATGTCTTGGAAACTCTCTGGAGTCAAATCAAGCAGTACGTCACACCAGCTCTCTCAGCTCTGTTCGTGGCTCTTAGTGGTACTGCAATCGACAATGCAAAAGGCAAGGTTTCCCTTTTCGTGACTGCAATAAACCTGTTCAGCGGAGCAATTGCTGACCTACTTGACTGGGTAAAAAGGCACCCCGAAATAACTCAATTCGTTGCAGTCATAGCAGCAATGGCGGTTGCAATCCCTGCTGCTCTGGCTCTTGTGGTTGCCGGGGTGGTTCTCTTTGTTGCTAAGGTTGCCAGCCTGTTTATTGATGCTGTGCGGTACGCATATGACCTTTACACTGGCTGGAGAGGACATCTCGAAAACCTCAAGAGTTACATTGCAGGACTGCCAAGGACAATATCGAGCTATCTACAGAGCCTTTACACCTCTGTAAAAAGTAGGTTTGACAGCATTGTTTCTGCTGCATTAGGACTGCTTAACAGCTGGCGTACCCATTGGACGAACTTCCAGAGCACGTTAAGCTCTGCCTCTAGCTCTATCAATTCAGTCCTTTCTATCTTATACAATTATGTTAACAACGCCTTCAATCAGGTTAGAACTGCAGCCCAAAACATTCTCAACAACTGGAGGACTCACTGGTCTAATTTTCAGAGCGCAACACAAACGGCAGCGAGCACAGTTAACAGTATCCTTGCAACTTTATACAATTATGTAAACAATGTGTTTAATCAGGTCAGGACGGCTGCTTCTACAATACTGGCTAATTGGAGAACACATTGGTCAAACTTCCAAAGTGCTACTAGCTCAGCTGCCAGTACACTAAATTCAATCCTCGGAACATTATACAATTACGTCCTGACAAAGTTCAACCAGATAAGGGATGCAGCAAACAACATCCTAAACACCTGGAGAACTCACTGGAACAACTTCCAGTCTGCCACCAGCTCGGCTTCGAGCAGCCTAAACAGTGCACTATCATCTATGTACAGCAATGTTCAGAATAGGTTCAACAGTATAAGAGATGCCGGGAACACTCTCCTGAACAACTGGAAGACAACTTGGAACAACATAGTTTCAGCTGCCAAAAATGCAGGTTCCCAACTTGTATCTGCAATCTCAGGACTTCCAACCAGCATCAGAAACCTATCTTCTGCTTTTAGCAATGCTGGTAAGGTTATCCTCGATGCTCTCTACGACTCAATTGTTAGCGGGTTCAATAAGGCAATCAAGAAGGCAAAAGACTTGCTTGCTGAACTCAGATCATATCTGCCTTCTTCCCCTGCTGAACAGGGTCCATTTAGCAA